CGGATGCGGCATCCGGATGCCGGCAATCGTGCCACATCGCATGCCGCTTCGTCACTCGACGCGATGTTGTCTCTGGTGGACACCTACTTGCAGGAAATCGCCGCGCAGGGCACGCCAAGCCTGAGCGCGTTCATCTCGTGGGTGGATTCGCTGCGTGACGCGTCCGACGACAACGCCACCGCACCAGATACCCCCGTCGATGTGGTGCTCATGACCGTGCACCAGTCGAAAGGCCTGGAATGGGACGCCGTGGCCGTGGTCGGCATGCGCGACGGCACCTTCCCGTCCAGTCAAGGCGACCACCTGAGCGTCAAAACGGACGAAGACCATCCGGGCGGTCGGCGCGACGGCGTATGGGAGCCGCCGGAATACTTCGAAAAAGCCCACACTTGGCTGGAAGACCCGTCCGCGGTGCCGGTTCCGGTGCGCGCCGACGCGGATATCCTGCCACGATTCCCGCACGACGCGCCCATCGGGGGCAATCCCGTGGAATCGCTCGACGGATTGGACGATGCGGAAGTGATCGACGACGAGGTGTTCGGCACCTTGCGAACCATGGCCGTCGACGATATGGAAGGAATGGATCCGGCAAGCCTGTACCTGACGCAACAGGAGGAATACGGCCGCCGACTGCACGCCGACGAACGCCGTCTCGCCTACGTGGCGTTGACGCGCGCCCGCTACGAGGCGCTGCTCGTATACAGCGGATGCAACGAGACGAGCCGCGACTCCCGCCTGGCGGAGGGAAAGAAAAGCGCCGCGCCGTCGAATTTCTGGCTGGAGACGCGCGATTCGATGAACGGAATCGTCACCGCGGTACGCGAACCGGACAACCTGTCCGACGATGTGGACGGCTCCCCGCACACGCTGGGACTTGACCTGCCCGACGGCTATTTCGTAGGCGAACACGCCCGCGATTTCGAGAATGCCGTGGTGGGCGATGCGTGGAACACGCCGCTCGAACCGGTCTCGGACGACCATACTTTGCCTTGGCCGTGCGATCTGAGCGCCGATGTCGCCGACAAGCTGCGTGCCGCCGGTCACGCCGCCGACGCAGAACGCCCGCCAGTCGTTGAAGCCCGCGATGAAACGCGCATAGCCCTTCCAGACGTTGGCGTCGTTGCCTGCCAGCTCGCTGCGAACCTCCAGCGCCACTCGGTCAAGCCACACGGCGCCGCCGTATTCCTCGTTGTACTTGCTGTCCAGCAGCACCCACGGCTTCGTGCCTGCGGTGATAAACTGGTTGAGGTACGGCCAGACGATGACGTTCCAGCGGCCAAAGTTGAAGTTGAAGCCGTTGTTGGCGGTGTTCGGGTCTTTGTCTGCGCCGATCGCGGCGAAGACATCCCGCTTGAGCGTGTACTCGTTCGGGATGAGGATGGTCGTCGGCGCCACGTCCAGGACTTCCTCGTTGTCGCCCCGGAAGTCCTGCATGGCAGACTCCGCTGCAGCCAGCGCGTCGCTGGAGAAGCCGTCGGCAAAGAGGTTCGACTGCTTCTTCTTGCCCAGTGCCGACGGATGCTCCTTGGCAAACAGGCACTTGCCGTCCGCGCCCAGCGTAGAGAAGGTCTTGCCGTAGAACTTCGTGCTCGTTGCGCCGGTGATGGCCGCGCCGAGCAGCGCCGCGCCGAACTTCTCGCGCGTGCGGTAATACGACGTGATGAAGCCCGCAGGCTGCTTCTTGAGGTCCATCAGCTTGCCGTCTTCCACGATCTCGCGCGACAGCGAGAAGCTGTTCTTCCAGGTCATGTGCTCCAGGAACTTGCTGAAGCCTTCCTGCATACCATCCACGGGATAGTCGCCGTTCTCGCCGACCGGCTGGAAGCCCTCCATCGCGGTCATGGTCGTGAACTTCTCGCCCCAGTGGTTGCTGGGGGAGATGTTGAACAGCTCCGGCAGCATGCTTGCCTGCTCGAAGGCCTCGCCGCGCTTCTCCAGGAACATCTTGATCGGTTCCTGGCTCTTGCCGAAAATGCTGTCCTGAAGGCCGGAGCCTTCGGTAAAGGTAATGTTAGCCATTGCTTATGTCTCCTTTCCTGGTATCAGAAGCGGACGCGGCACATATCGCCCGCCGCCGTGCCGTCCATATAGACGACCTCGGCCACGCCGCTCGCGGTCGTGCCCGTGACCTGCAGACCGTCCGTGTACAGCGTGACCTTGCTGCCCAGCTTTACGCTGGTAGCTGCCGCCGCAAACGTGGTCTCGAAGATCATGTCCTTGTTTACCCGAATCACGGGGATGATGTCGCCCGCCGTGCACGGGCTGTCCTTCTCGCACATGGAGATGTACGTCGGCGCGTTCGTGCCGGTTGCCAGTGCGAGATTGCCGCCCGACTGGACAAGTGCCATGCCGACCTTCGGCGTAATGGCGCCGCACGGCAGATACTCGATGCCCGAAATCCTGTTGTCATCGATGCTGTGAATTTTGAAACTCATGTGAAATGCTCCTTTCTCAGCCCTTGTGTGTCCGGCTGTAGTGTGCCTGAATCTCCGCATCGGTAACGCCTGGGTTCATGGTGCGGTACAGCTCCTTCACGTCCGAAGGAACCGTCACGGCGCCCTTTCCCCGCGTCTGTGTCTGCGCCAAATGCTGCTTCGACTGTGCGGCATTGATGGCCGCCTGCCGTGCCCTTGCCGCTGTGCCCTGTGAAAGCGTCTCGAAGTTCGCCAGCTTAAAAGCGTCGAGCAGACTGTTGCCCTTCTTCACCAGCTCATAGAACTGCGGATAGCTCGGCATCTTCGCCAGGTCTTGCAGCTCGCGGATGTTCGGGTCAAGCTCGCTGATCTTCTTCAGCTGCTCATCCACCTGCACCTTGGCCTGCGCCTCCTGGGCGTCCTGTCTGGCCTTCTCCGCCGCCAGCTTCGCCTCCCGCGCTTCGCGCACCTCCGGCAGATTCTGCACAAATTGATTGAACTCTTCGTCGCTCATCCCGCTCTTTCGGAGCAGGTGAGACTTCTTCTCTTCCTCGAAGCGCTCCCGGTACTCTTCGTACTCCGCCTTCGAGGTGATGGGCTTCTTGGTGTACGGGTTTGTCATGCCGCTGCTTGCAAACGCCTCGTCAATGAACCGCTGCGCCTCTGCTCTGGCGTCCTCTCTGGCCTTTGCAATCGCCGCATCCCGCTCTGCTTCCGCCTTCCGGCGTGCCGCTGCAAACTGTGCGTTGCGGACATTCGCATCCTGCGCACCTTCGCTGCCCGTTTCTGTATTGCCTTCCGGCTGCTCGCCGCCTGCGTCTTCTTCAGACGCCTGGTCGTCTGCGCCGGTTGTCTGCTGTGTATTGTCCTGGTCTTCTTCGGCAGGGTCGGCGATCTCCTGCACTTCTTCGCCTTGCGCCTGTTCTTCCTGCGACTGTGCAGGGTCGGCGGCTTCCTGCTCTTTTCCGCCTTCGTCGATGCCAAACAGTGCGCCGTAGTCGATCTCGTTCACGTGTCCCTCCGGTGCCCGCAGTCTGCGGGCCTTGCATTTTTACGCTATTGCTGCGAAGTGTCGGGGCTGGCGGCGAGCGGCATCACTTACCGCTCTTGCCGCTGCCGGAACTGCCGGTGCGAAGATCGTTGCCGGTCTTCACCTGGCCGTTGCCCTTCTTCACGTTCTGCGAGAAAGGCGCGTTGACCTTCTGTGCGCCGGTGTTCTGGATGCTGCCAGCGTAGCCGGGTCTCTTGTTGTCTGCCATGTGTTCGTCCTCCTTTCTTTTTGGATGCTCCTGCGTCACGGCCAGCTGCGCGGGTGCCCCAATCCCGCGCAGCCTGCCGCTTCAGGAGGCCGGGCGATACCCGGATAAAAGAAACGATCAAAAGAATCAAACAGGGGCTGTCCCCTGGGGCTGCTGTCTCGCTGCGGCAGGGTCCCGTGCTGCGTCCTGTCTGGCCCGCTGCACGACGGCCTGTGCCGTCTGCTTGTCGATACCGGATAGCTGCTGCGCCTGTTGGGCCTGCACGGCTGCCTGCTGTTGGGCCATCTGAATCTGCATGGCCATCTGCTGCTGTGCCTGCTGCTTCTTCAGCTCTTCTTCGAGATACCCGCGCGTCTCGCTGGCACCCGGATAGTGCAGCATCTCCATCTTCGTCCAGAACAGGATGAGTGTCGGCAGCTGCGCCGGGTCTCCGAAGGCGCCGGTCTGCAGGTTCATGCGTGTTTCCTGCCACATGGCCTCGCGGTTCGACGCCAGCGGCGCGGATGTGTCGCACGAGAAGAGGAACTGATCGTTCCAGCACCATTCCCCGGCGTCGTCCTGCTCCAGAAAATCGTATCGGTTGAAGGTCTCATACTGCGCGTTTCCGTGGATGTCCGACGACACGACTGGCCGTGGCTCGTCTGTGTACGCCAGCTTGAACTTGAACATCGCTTCGAAGAGCGCAGCGTATGCTGCATCTTTCATCACACGCTTGGATTCCAGGCGCCCGGCCGACTGCGCCGCTGCGAACTCCTTGGCCTTGCCGCTCGTGGCGGTGTGGTCTGTCCGACCCTGGAAGGAATCTGTAATGCCGATGACCTGCCGCGCCTCTTCGTAGACCTGTGCCAGATAGGTGAGGTCTTGCTGCACGTTGCCCTGCAGATCGTAGACGTCGATGAGCGCCTTCGTCGCGGCGTTGCCAGGCCGGATGACCTTCATGTCGTCTGCATCCACGCGGATGCTGGCCTCGTCCGGCAGCGTGATATAGCTTCCGGATTTGAGCAGCTTGTCAATGATCTTGGCCTCAACGCGGTTTGTGGTGTTCTGCTGGTCTGCAATCTTGTCGATGTCGCTGTCACCAAGGAACCTGCCGTACATGCTCACATTCTTCTGCAGAATGACAGGGAAGATGTCCGGCTTGTAGAACGGGATGCGTGTCGGCTCTTCCGTGATCGTGACGACCGGCAGGCCCAGCTCGTCTGTCTGTGTCTCGCTGGCGGTCTGCTTCGGAACGACGCCTGGAATGACGCTCCCGTCTGTGCGCTGAATCGGGAAGTAGACTTCCTCGTATTCCTCGGTGGACTCTGCCCACTTCGTCCCGCCGCAGTACGGACAGGCCTTGCGCCCGCCGCGCTGCACCGCCGGTCTGGTCTCCCGCTCCAGCTCGTTCGCCGCTTCCTGAATGGCCGCTTCCGGTGTCTGCGGCTGCAAAATCGGCTGCGGCGGCGTTCCGTCTGTGCTCGGTTCTTCCATCGGTTCCGCTGCCAGCGGCTCAATGGCGCCGCACTGAACGCACCGGCGGAGCTTCCGCGCCTGGTAGTCGTCCAGGTCTTCCAACTCCGTATCGTTTACCCAGCTGTAAAGGCCGATGCCTCCCTTGTCGTTGCGGTAATAGGCGATGTACTGCGTGACCAGATCATCCGCCGTGGACGTGTCGCCCGCGCCCTTGACGTCCGGTTCGCGCTCCGACTCGTCTGCCACGCTCACGCCATACTTCCGGCGGATGTACTCCTTCGTCTGCGGGATTTTGAGGATGATATAGTCCATGTCCTCCACGCCCGTGTAGACACCGTCCTGCGGCACGATCTGCTTCGGGTGCAGCGTAGACACAGCCAGCTCTCCGATCGTGAAGTGCGTCCGCTGCGTGTTGTCCCACTCGACCAAAAACGCAGCGCCGCCCTGGATGGGCACCGTGCGTTCCATCATGTCGTTCAGCTGTTCAAACGGCATCCTGTCCAGCTCGTTGCGGAGCATATCTTCGATGAGCTTGGCCTTCATCTCGTCCTTCTTCCGCCGGGCCGTGACCTTCGGCTGCGGAATGTTGCTGTCCGTCTGCGCTTCGATCAGCTCCGCGCAGATGTTCCGGACGTGCGGTGTCTGCGTTTTCCTCTCGCCCCGGACGATGGCCCGCAGCTGATTGACGCCTGCATACAGTGCCTCCCGCTCGTCCATCCGGCTTGCCTCGGATTCATAAGCGCTTTCGTTTCGAGAGAGCCTGTCCTGCCAGAGCCGGAGCTTGTCGTTGTTCGCTCGTTTCGCCATGATCTTCACTCCTATGTCGTCGGCTGCCTGTCAGGTAGCCGGGGTTCCCCATTTCTTCTTCAGCATCTCCCGCTCCGCAGGTGATGCGTTTTCGTAGTCCTCCCACTGGCTGCGTGACCACTTCACGCCCTGCGCCCTCGGCTCCTGCAGCAGGTAGCTTTGCTGCGGCCGGATGTGGTGCGCAATGGCCAGCGACAGCACGCAGTCATCGTGTGCGCCTGGCTCCGCTTCCGGCTTCAGGGTCTCCGGGTTTCGCACGAACGACAGCATCTCTTCCAGCGTCGTCTCGTCGTTCACGATCTCGATGTCGTCCCGCACAGCCTTGATGAGTTCAGCGAGGATGACCGGCCGCGTCTTCGTGTTCGTAAGAAATCCGAACGACTGCCGGACTTTGTGCGTGTAGTCGTCGATGGTCTCCCGCACATACTGGCGCGGATACCGCAGCCGCTCCAGTTCCATGACGGGGTAGGTGGAAAAGTTCGTCTCCAGGCCGATGAGCGCCGTGTTGTAGTGCAGGCCCAGGCAGTAGACCTGCCGGGCGAAGACGTCCTCGTCGAATTTCCCGCGAAGCTGCGCCACCTGCACGCCGGTTCTGTTGTCCAGTACCTGCGCCACGAAGCTGTCGCTGCCCTCTCCGGCGGTGTCTCCGCCGATGACATACGGCACGCCCGGCTCCGGCTCGCGGTAGATGCGGATGCAGCCGGTCTTTTCGTCCGTCCAGTTGATCGAAGACAGCTTCACGCCGTCGTCGTCAAATTCAAAAATGCCCGTGCGCTTCGGCGGCCGGATGGCCTGCAGCCTTGCCGCCACAGCCTTGCCGTCGAAGACCGTCTTGCCGGTCACGCCCCACATTCCCAGGCAGTAGACCTGGTAGTAATACTCGTCCGTCTCCTGAAAGCTCTCCAATGTCCGGATGGCCGCGTCGTCCAGAAAGCGGTTATCCTTGTAGGTGGACTCATGCACCCGTGCCCGTGGGTCTTTCCGGTCGAAGAACCGTTTCTTCAGCCAGTGCTTGATGCTGATCGGGTTGAAGGTGAGGATGATCTGCTGATACTCCCGCGTCCGGCCGCGCAGTCGGATGTCCAGCTGGTTGAAATCTCCCTCCAGCAGTTCGCTCGCTTCTTCAATCCAGATGCCCGTGATGTTGTAGATCGACTTCAGCTTCTCGACGTCGTCCAGACCTGCGAAGATGATCTCGCTGCCGTTGCGGAATGAAATGGCAAGGTCAGACTTGTTCGGCTTGTATCCGCTGTCCGGATAGAAGTCTGCCAGCTGTCCCAAAAGCTGCTTGAAGCAGCTCTCCCGCAGCGTCCTGGCGACCTTCCGGCAGACCAGGAACCGGTGCCCCGGCTCCGTGATAGCCCGCTCCAGAATCTTTCGCCCCGCGAAGATCGACTTTCCGGAACCGCCGCCGCCCTTCAGAACCAGGTATCTGTGCTCGTCCCAGAACAGCGGCAGGAACGTGCGGTTGTTCGTCTCCCGGAGATTCCGGAACCACAGCGCACATTCGACCTTCAGGTCAAGTTCCTTCTGCGTCTGCTTCTTCGCCATCGTCTTCTCGCTCCGTCATAAGCAGCGCGTCGCGTTCCTCGGCCAGCAGCGCCAGCTTGTCTGCAATGCGCAGCTCACCGGCCCCCATCGAGCTGCGCGTCTTTTCGCCCAGCTCAACTTCCTGCTTCTGCCGCCAGCCGTAGTTGTTCTGCAGATTGAAGATGATGCCCTGCAGCCCCTTCTCCCGCGTCAAAAGCTCCTGCTCCAGATACGCTTCAATCCGCGCTCTGGCTTCGGCTGCCACGTCCGCCAGCTCCGGATGCAGCGTCGGGTCTGCGTAGTTCTGCCAGGTGCTGCGATCAATGCCCAGCTGCAGGCACAGTCCGGCAATCGACGGCGGCACAACGTACTGCAAAAGCTGAATCTCATCGCCGTCGTCGTTCCGGATGATGCCGCCCGTGTCGTCTCTGGCCGGAATCGTTCGCGAAATGCTGCGGAAATACCGTTCCGTTTCCTCCCGCAGCTTCTTTTTGGTGTATTTTTTGGGCCTTCCTGCCGCCATCTGCGCCACCTCCCGTCCCGGCGCTCTAAGGTTCCCGCGCGTGCGCACCCGTATGCGTGCGCTTGTCGTGGGGAAAAATTCAAATATGCTCTCCGCACCGCTCAAATCCCGCCTAATGCGCGGCGCCCTCCCGCAGGGTCTTGCTGCAATATCGAGTGCATGCCCCGTCACGATGCCATGATACTGGAAAAGTCACGTCACGAAGTGTCAACTTTTTCGGCACCTTGCACAAAAAGCAGGGCTGCACGCCTGCAGTCCTGCTTTTCGTTGCCCGAATTATAGCTTTTTGGGGAAATCCTCGTAGTACCTTCGCACCATTCGGTGCAGCGTGGACTTGCTCAGGCAGTGCTTCATGCACACCGCCGTCGCCGTCGCGTCTGTTGTCACGAACTCAAACAGCGCCTGGTAGCTCTCCCCGCCATGTTCCAGGCACAGGTTGAGGATGACCCGCTGGTCTTCTTCCGGCAGGTCTTTGTAAAGGCGTGAGGTGAAATAGATATACCCCTGCCGGTTGTAGTCTACCTTCACGCCAGATTTGAAACGGAATATTCCCTCACGCCCTTTCTCTTACGCCGTCGTCTGTCTCATGCGCCTGCGAAGCTCTCGCGGATGACACCGCCGCGCACCCGGAAGCTGACGACGTGGTATCTCCTCAGTGGGTGGATGTACGTCACCGTCCCCGTGAATGGCTTGCGCTCCTTCTTCGGCTGCTTTCTGTCTTTTGCTTGGACGATCTCCGTCTCCCCGAATGTCTCCGGGATTCTCTGTACGATGTCTCCGATCTTCATGTTCATATCTCCTTGATCTCGATTCCGTATCTGTCCTGCATCATCTTCCGCTTGATGATATACTTCTGTGTCCGCGTCGCCCGGCTCTTAACGTCCTCGACGATCTTCTCCCAGCCGGTCTGCGTCTTCCGCTCATAGCAGAAGTCCGCGCAGTACCGGATGGCGCGGATGCGTCTTCCGTCCGGCGTGGTGTATGCTTCCTGCAGCGTGAAGTCCTGCTGCAGCCGCAGCTCGCGGATGAGTCCTGCCTGCAGCATGGCTTGCAGTTCCCGAAACCTTCCGGCCTCCTTCTTGCTGTCAAAGCGGATGCCCTCTGCCATCTCCGGCTCGTTCCGGTACTTCCTGGCCCTCTGTATCTGCGCTGTTTTGAGCTGAGCGAGTGCCTGCTGCTGCGCACGCAGCGGCAGGTCTTCCAGCCGTATGCCTATTGTCCCCACCTCCGTCTCATCTCGAAGTGAATATAAACGCCCTTGTTGACGGCGTTGCGGACATAGCTGATGGATGTCAGCTGATATTCCGGATACCGCTGCTCCAGCTGCACCCATGCGTTCTTTTCCTCGATGGCGTCTACCAGGCTTCCCACCTCGTCCAGCGTGATCTTCCCGTCGTACTGGGCAGGCTCCGGCTGCACCAGGTTCCGGCTCTGGTTCCAGTGGCGGAAGAACAGCTTATCCTTCGCGATATAGTGTGCAAGACCCGTTACGCCATCCGGCCCGAACTGCAGACGGATGCTGTTTGCATAGCCGCGTCCCCACAGCTTCTCGATCTCGTCGCGGTCGAGTCCGCCGCTGATGATGAGATGGTGGTGGATGCGGTTTGTCTTCTTTCCGTATTCCGTGCAGCTGATATACTTGAACTCCTTGCCGAGCTTTGTATATCTCCGCTTCAGACGGCGGATGTAATTCTGCAGATCGCGCTGAGCACCCTCTTTCGTCTCCGGTTCTTCTCCCGGCCGGTAGGTGAGATGCAGAGCGACGTCGTCTTCCGTGAAGTTCGTATGTACCAGGCGCGTGAGTCTCTTCTCTGCGTTCTTCTGGTTAAGTCTTCTCTGAATCTCGCTCGTCGGCTTGCAGCGGCTGCGTCTGCGGCCTGGTTTCTGAAACACCGGATATATGTCCGCGTCCATGTAATTGCCGCAGACATATACGCTTTCGCGGATGAAGGTGCGCCCCTGATACATGGCCCTGTGTCCTCCTTCAGAGAATGGTTGCTAAGTTAAGATTGCTTACAAGCCTTAATTCGCGCGTACGCGCGAATATATAATGTATATGGCCAGCCTGCCATCGTCAGTGCCGGGAGGCTGTCCCCGGCAGACAGGACGCGGCTGCGCCCTGTTTCGGCTAATGTTGTTTCTGAATGAAGTATCCTCGGCACCATGCTGGCGGCGTTCCGTCTGCGCAGCCGTCCATGCCCGTCGGAAATAGCTGGGTAATCCTTCCATAGCAGACGCTCGGCTGCAGCATCCGGATTCCGTCCGGCCTCGGAGGTGTTTGCTCCGCTGCGCCTGCGCGGTATCCGCAGCGAAGCGCCGTCATGCCGCCCGGCTGCTCTTCGCGGAAGGCCCGTGCGCAGCTGCTGCATCCCTGCTTCCTCGTCACGCTGGCCCCAGCTTTTCTGTCTCGCACGCTCTGGCAATGAGCGTCCATCGCTGCTTCCATGTCATGGCCGCTGCAATAATGGCCCGCAGCCGGTCGATGCCCTCGACTTCGACCGTTCCATGCGCTTTGTGTGTCACGCGCCAGCGAAAGTTCTGCGTCTGTTTCTGCATCGTGCGCTCCTTTCTGAGCCGATCTGCACGCACACAGGCGTGCAGATCATAGGTAGATTCCGGATTAAAGGCAGAAGCCGAAGGCCACGCCACGGGCAACGCTGGCGAAGTCATAGTCCGCGTAGCCGCTGCCGCGAACCACGCAGAAACACGCGGAGGTGCTGGCACGCGGCGAGCGGAGCCAGTACCACCATGTTCCTCTTCCCGGAACTTCCTTCACGCGGCTGCGTTCCGAGTCAAACAGTTCAAACTGTTCGTCTCCCAGATCGCCGGGCGCCCACTCAGCCGCCGCCTTTGCGCCGAACATTTCCGTAAACGACGGCAGCCACAGCTTGTCCTGCGTCTGCACTTCTTCGCCGTTGATCTTCTGCCGGATGGTGCGCGGCACGATCATCGCCTGCAGCTCTTTCGGCAGTCGAGGCAATACATCTTCGTTCAGCCACTTGCGCATCGCGCTGTCCTTCCAGCCGCCTTTGTTCGTCGCGTGGTCGTTCATTGCGCGCATCTTCTCCATGCAGTCCTTCAGTACAACCATCACGCGGCCTTCCTTCGTGACGTGCACCACCTGCGCCGTCAGCTGCTCAAACACATCATTCTCATTGTCTGCGTCCGCCTCAAGGCAGATCGGGAACTCGCTGCCGACCTCCAGCATGATTTCCGCCAGGTTCATCTGCTCCTGCACGGTCTTCAGCTGCGCCCAGTCCGTCGTGATCGTCGTTCTTTTTGTGATGTCAAACATATCTTTTCCTCCTGAATCTGTCCGTCAGCCCATCATCTCTGCCAAATCGAGCAGCAGTCCTATGGTCTCGTCGTACTTTGCTTCCAGCCGCAGGGCGCAGTTCTCCATGCTCTCGTCTCCGAACGGGCAGGCGAAGTGTCTGGCCTCGTCGCAGACCTGCCGCCCACATTCGTTCGCCAGTTCTACGATCTCCCTGGCCCCCTTCAGACGTGTGCGCAGCTTCTGAAACTGTTCGATCTTTGCCGGGCTTAGAACCTGATGCTCATACAGCCCCAGCTGCTGCACGAGGTCTTCTTTCTTCTCCGCGCTCCAGTACCCGCTCTTGATGCCGCTGCAGCGCTCTGCCGTCATAGCCTTCATGCCGTCACTCCCACGCTGCGTCTGCCTTCTGCGGCACAACCTGCTTGTGGTGCGCCCCGCATTTTTCGCAGTAGTAATACCGCGTGCTGCCGTCTGTCCGCTCCAGAACCCATGCGTGATTGCACTGGCTCCGGTCCGGAACCTTCGGCAGCCGCTGCTCCAAACGTTCCAGTTTCCGCCTGCGCCACTCGTCCACATCGTCCCGGCAGTCGTGCAGCAGCATCATCTGCTCCAGCATGATCTGCACGTCCGCAATCTCTTCGGCGATGGCGTCTGCGTTGTCCTCTCCGCGCACGCTTTTGCAAAGCTCCTTCTGCAGCTCAGAAAGTTCCTCTGCCGCCACGACGCTCTGCATCTCCGCGCCCCAGGCTCGCAGTGCCCTGCTGCAAAGCGTGCGCATCTCATCCAGCGTTTCGTCGTCCAGGCCCGGTGCCGTGCCTTTGCGGTTCGCCTTGTTGAAAACGTCCCACTGCAGCCGGTATCCTTCCAACTCCCAGAGCTTGTTTGCGATATGCTCCAGGCAGATGCGCTCGCCCATACGCTTGTCGTAGTTTGCCGGGTCAACGCACGCGCTGTCGGCCGTCAGAACGAACCCGTTCTTCAGCTTCGCCGTTACCACCGTGCATTTCCCGAACAGCGTCAGTGTCCGGATATCCGCTTCGCCGAGAAGCGCGTCAATTCTCTCCTTGGTAATCTTAATGTCGCTCATAGCGTATCCCTCCTTCACATTCCCGGTGTCTCAATGATGCGGACGCCGTATTCCTCTGCGCAGGTGTGCTCGATCTTGCAGCCGCGTGCGCCTTCCCAGCCCGCTGCAAAATATGCAATATCCGCTGTTGCAAGCAGCTTCAGGCTTTCGCCCAGGAACCAGAGCGGCCGGTTGCACGCCGGGGCGTTTTCAAAGTAGCTGTCGATGATCTCGACTTCGTCCCCGACGGCCTCTTTCGCCTGGCAGATCGCGACCTTCCGCTCCGCAAGGATTTCCTCCTTGCTCTTGCCCTGCATGGGCTGCGATATGAATAGCTTCTTCATTCGTGTATCCTCCTTGTCTTCAAATTCTTTTAGGTGCTCGCGCAGTTCCGCGCACACCCACGCTGCCTGTCTGTTGTGATCCTCATACGTTCCCTCCTTCTTGTAATTATTCCGCCGCTTTGGCGGCTAGGTATCTGATCGCGTCGTCCATCGTGATTTGTTCTGCTGCATTTATCAGGGCCACTTCCGGGTCTCGCCACTCGACGCCGATATAATCCAGCACGCGACCCCAGCCGTACCAGTTCCCGCGATCGTCCTGCATGACATGGTTCATCCACATTTCCCATTCTTTCGGGTTCCGCTCCCAGAGCCGGTCGAACCGATGCGGACGTTTCTCCATGTGTATGCCAAAGCCGCACATACTGCACCCAGTTCTCTGCGCTTTCGTTGTCCGCAGCGTTCCGTCTGCGTCTCGCGCGATCTCGCCGTAAATTTCCGGAACCGGCACCTGCAAATCTAACGCGAGCTGCAGCAGGTCTTGTCTTGAAAAAATTGCGAATGGGCAGCTGCGCTTTGTACCTGCTGATATGTAGTTGCACCCGTGCATCATCAAAGCCTTCTGTCTGCGCCCACCTTCAGACGCCATCAGCCCCATGTATGGAAAGCACCCAGTTTCCTTTGCATAGTCATTGCACGGCTTTTCCTTCAGGTAGTAGCAGCATTTATCCGACGCAAGGAAGTCCGGCGTCATGTAGTTGACGTCCTCGCGCTCGTTTTCGTATCCGCCGAACAGCTCCAGCCACTTCTGCGCCAGCTTCATTCGTGTCCCCGTCCGGTATCCACCATAGGCCCCAGTTTCTCCAGTGATGATTGCATGACGAACCGTCGCGTTTTTCTCGCTCGGATTCTGAAGCAGCGAGATTTTCCCAGCGACCTCTTTTGAGATGACCGGCCATCCATATTCCCGCAGCACTTCGACCTTGCTCTTTAGCGGCTTCAGCGGCTGCACGCCAAGCTGTTTATGCACCCTCTGGATGGACTTGTCCTCCAGCGATGAGACAGAAACCGCAGGCACATCAATTCCGATGCTGCGCAGGAATAAAAGCAGCGTGATGGAGTCCAGGCCGCCGACTGCGACATAGCAGTTCCCTGCGACATCGGGGTGGTTGTAGAACTCCCACGCACGGATTCTCGCGTATTTCATCTTGAAGGCATAATCCATCTGCTGCTTTACGCGGAAATCAGCGATCTTGCGGTCTGTGTCCATCCGCGCGTTTCGCTCCAGCACATTCTCTTTCACGTCCGCACAACTCCTTCCGCCGCGTCCTTCTCTCGTTTTTCTCTGCACCACTCTGCGATCTCCGGGCAGTTGAACCTGCCCACGCAGACCTCTTCGTCGCACATCGGGCAGCACACCCATGGCGCCTCCCGCATATACGGGTCAACCTTCTGCTCCATGATCTTCTCTCCCTTCCACGCGGTACAGCCTGCCGCTTCGCAGCGCATACAGCCCGCCGACCGTCAGCTCCATCGGCCACGGTATGATCTCCGCTCGCTTCGACTCCCACGCAATCTCGCCGCTGTTTCCGATCTGCACGCGGCGCACCCGATACATCATGGTCTTTCCTCCCTAACTTTCGTATGGAGACGGCCAGCTCCAGTCCCAGTATTCGCCGCCGTCCCACTCGGTTCTGAATGTGTTGTGTTTTCCGTCGCCGCCGAAGAAGAGATATTCCGGCGGCAGCACACGGCCCACATCTGTCTCGCCCTGTTTTTCCCGCTGCCATCTGTCGATGACGTCCAGTGCCAGTTCTTTAAGCACCGGAAGCACCGGGTTCGTCGGGTCGTACCCGTGATACTGTGCACTCTGCGTGACGACACCGATGATGTTGTCCGGATAATACGGGTCATCGCTGTCTACGCGGTTCAGGATGTTCCAATAGATCGCGGCCCATTCCGTCTTCGACTGGCAAATCCAGCCCTCGCCGAAGCACGCCTGCGCCATGTACCGGGCCTCTTCGTCCCAGTCCTGCTCCGACTCCGGTTCTTCTTCCGGTTCCGGATTCTGAGCGGGCGGCTCGTCCGGCTCCAGCTCCTGCGTCACCGGCTGCGCGGCTGCGGCTTCAGACGCCTCTTTCGCTTCCTGCTTGCTGCGGTTCCGCGCAGTGCAGGCCAGCACTACGCCAGTCACCAGGATACACGCCGCTACCAGCAGCTGCAGCTGGCGGATTCTTCTCCGCCGCCTCCGGGAGTACCTGCGTCTATGGCCTTGCTGCATACCGGAATCCTCCCGCCGCCCAAGTAAGCAGCACGCCAGCCGTGCCGGTTCCCATCACGCGCACCGTGCCGATGCCGAGCGCCATGGTTCCGTTCTCCATACCACCGACGACGCCCAGCAGAAGCAGAAAACAAAGCGCCGCCAGCACGCCGCAAATCCTCCGTCTTGCCCGCACATCCTTCCGGCTGCGGTGCCGTGTTCGCCGCGTTCTTTCGCGCAGCGCAATGATTTTCTGCTCCATCTTCCTTCGTCCTCTCTTTATAGGAATGGCAGCGGCTCGCTGCCGCTCAACTCTGTCCATGCACCCGGCAGATCGTCGTCCGCAAGCGGCACGTCTGCGGCTGCGTCCTTCCGGCTGTCCGCAAAATACATACTTTCAACCTGAAGCTCTGTGCTTTTTCGGCTCTGATCGTGCCGGTCTTTCCATGTCCTGGTCTGCATCCGGCCCGCAGCCACGGCCATGCGTCCTTTGGAGAACCATTTGCAGATAAACTCTGCCGTGTTCCGCCAGGCTGTGCAGTCGATAAAATCAGCAGTTCGCTGGCCGGTCTGCTCGTTCGGCTTTCCGTCCCGCTCTACAGCCAGCGTGAAGCTGCAGCAGGCGACGCCGGAGTTCGTGTGCCGCAGCTCTGGGTCTGCTGTCAGCCGCCCCATGATGATGCAGTTGTTCAGCATACGCCAAGCTCCCACTTCTTCATAATGTTCTGTGCAGCCCGCTCTGTCAGTCCGATGAAGTCTTCGTCCGTCGTCCCCAGGAGAATGGCGTTCCCGGCGATGACGTCATTGTAGGCAGCAGACAGATCTGTCGCCGTCTGATTGACTGGCAGGTTCTGCAGCTTTCCTTCCTCGTTGACGATGAGTGCGAGGCCGACGCCGGGTTCCTGGCTCCATCCCTGTGCCAGCGCTGTCGGCACCGCCTCGATGTGGCCTTCTACGATCTTCTGCATCTCTTCCAGACTCAAGCAGTCTCCGGGGTAGCAGTGCAGCAGAACGCAGACCCCGTCGGTCTTAATGATGATGGCGTATCTTTCCATGTCTTCCTCCTATCCTTCGATCGCTGCCGTGATGTTGTCGATGGCGTCCTGCAGACTGTCATAAGCGTCCGACAGATTGCTGCAGGCCTCGTCGGCCCGCTCGTATTTCTCGCTGCCCTGAAGGTTCTCCGGCATATTGTCCCGGTACTCTTCCTCCTGTTCCTGCAGTTCCTGGAGCAATTCCTGCAGCGTTTCAAGCTGGTCTGTGATCTCTCTCAAATCCTTGCGCCTGAGCTTGTTCATACCGTCGTTCCTTTCTCATTCGATACTCACATTGCGGGCAGATGTACCAGCCCTTCGGGGCGAAGAGGCTTACGTTCCAATCCAGCCCGCATCCGATGCACGTCTCATACCTGTTGCCCGGAATCCTGGCGAGCCTCGCCGCCTTCGTTCTTGCCACGCCGCCTGCACCTCCCGTCGTTCTCCGGATTCTTGGAACCCTTGTTCCGCCGGGCAAGGGCGGCCTTGCGCTGTGCCAGCTCCGCATCGTAGACCCTCCGGCCCAGCTCGTCCATCTCACCTGTGTCGCCGCGCTTCAGCTCGCGGTAGATCGTGACGTAACACACGCCGATCTCGACGGCGATCTCTTCTGCGCTGTGCCCTGCGCTGTGCATCTGCTCAATGCGCTTGCGCTCAAACAGCTGCAAATCCTTCGCGCCGCGCCGGACATTTGCCTTGCTTTCCATGCTCTGCACCTCCTGTCTCACATTTCTGCGCATAAAAAAAGAATTGCAAGAAAGGCTTAAAACCTTTTCTTGCAATTCATTTTACAGGGCACGGACGTAAATTGCAAGAGTTAATTTCAAAAAATCCGAAAAATTTTTCAGCTCAGCGATGCCACAAACTCGTCGAACAGCATCCCCGCCGTCTTTCCGCCCAGGAGCTTGCGCGGATAGTTGTTCATCCAGTCCTGCACGGCGCTGATGTCCTCGTCCGGAACGGCGTCCAAGTCTGTCCCCTTCGGGAAGAACCGGCGGAACATCCGGTTCTGGTTCTCGTTGGTGCCGCGCTCGTTGCTGCGATAGGGATGGCAATAGAAGACCTGCGTGCGCTGCTCGCCGGTCTCTTTGCTCGTCATCATTCCCTCGTAGTCCATAAACTCGCTGCCGTTGTCCACCGTGATCGTCTTGAAGATGCGGCTGAACTTGTTGCCCCAGCGTCGCTCCAGCTGATCGAGCTTTTCCACGACGCACTCCATTGTGCACGCCGCCATCGGCAGAACCAGCTCTGTCCGCATCGCGCGTTCCGATAGCATGAGCGCACACTTGTGGCCATTCTTCTTTCCTTTCACCGTGTCCATCTCCCAGTGTCCTTCTTCCTTCCGCTCATCGATCTCCGGCGGCCGGTTCTCAATGCCTTCTCCTGGCGCCTGCCGTTTGGCCTCGCGCACCTTCTTGTATTCCCGCTTGTGCTCGCCGCGCTGCGGCAGGTCTTTGTTCGTGATGGAAAAGAAAACATCCCCGCTGTTGATGTAATTGTAGATCGTCTTCTCGCAGATGTCCACGTCGAACTTCAGCCCGCGCAGCTTGATCTCCATGATGACTGCCGCCGGGGAGTAGTGTTCCCGCCCAATCTTCTGCTCGATGAAATCATGCAGCGCGAAGTCGTGGCCGAGCTTAATCATGCCGCCTTTCGCCCGCTTGTTCTTCTCATACTGCGCCTGTGCGATGTCCGCCGAGTACCGCCGCTCTGTCGTTAAGTTGCTCAGCGTATGCTCATACCACACCCCGTCGCGGCGCAGCTCGCGCCAGATGGTCTGATAGGTGACGTGCAGCCGGTCTGCGATCTGCTGGATGCTGGCCTTCTCACGCAGCATCATCTCGATCTTGATTCTGTCTCTGTACTGCAGGTGCTTAAACGTCCGCTTCATCTGTTCCATCTGTCCGGCCTCCTATTGCCATTTCTTGCTTTTTATTCTAAAGCTGATTAAGCCGAAATGTCAAGCCGTCAAAAAAGACCTCCCTGCTGCGCAGCAGAGAGGTCTATTCTTTTCCCAACAGCCAGTCCGTACTGACGCCCAGCACACCGGCGATGACCGGCAGTTCGAAGTCCGGCACCACGCGCTTTCCTGTTTCAATTCTGCTTACTGCCATCTGCCCGATCTGAAGCCCAGCCAGCTGCAGCTTCGCCGCCAGTGTGTCCTGGCTCATTCCGGCCTTTATCCGCGCCTCACGCACCCGCTCGCCGCATAGGTTGAACCGTCCGTCCAGAGTATAGAGCCGCACCGCTCCGCCTCCCTATAATCATCTTTTGCATAATCTTGCTTGAATTTAACATATCTTCGTGGTAATCTTATAAAAAAGATGATTAAACTGAAAATTTTGTGGAGGTGTAGCTATGTCTGTCGATTATTACGCTCTCCTAGGTGTCCCTAAATTCTGCAGTTCGCAAGATGAAATACGCCGTGCATACCTTGCGCAAGCTCGTTTTTTTCACCCAGACGCAGGGAATGTTTCGCCTGAGATCGCACATCAAAAAATGCAGCAGCTCAATACGATCTACGATACCCTGAAAGACCCTGATGCCAGAAGGCTGTATGACGCTAAACTCCTTTCTCTGATAAAGGCCAAAGCGTCTCCTAGTTTTTCAACTTCGCCCGCGCCGCCCACTCAGCCACCACGTCACGCCTCGCGGGCGCCTTCCAGGTTTAAGCGATCTGCTGTCGCTCTCGCCATCATTGCAGCCACATTGTTCGGTTGTCTTGCTCTCATCTGCATTTCCTCCAATATAGGAAAACCTTCAGCCCCGACCGCAACGGCCGCTGAAGCAGCCAATACTCCGGTGACTGCGCAGCCATCTTCGCCGCCAGCTTCTACTATGAAGCCTTTTCCCGTGCCGGACAGCGGGGAGGTGTTGTATCACGATCAGCAAGATCGTGTTGCCCCTTTTACCATCGAAACGTCCGGCAGTGGGTACTACGTCGTTAAATTGAAAGATCATATTTCTGGTGTTGATGTGCTGTGCGTTTTTATCCATGCTGGTGACACCGTCGATGTTGATGTGCCGCTAGGCGACTTCGATCTTTTCTATGCTTCCGGCGACGTATGGTATGGTTTGAAGTGTTTATTTGGCGACGCTACAGTGTGTTCAAAGTCTACCAGCCTTTTTGACTTCAGCGAAATAGACGGATATGTGAGTGGCTGGACTGTCACGCTCTATCCTGTTTACAACGGAAATATGCAGACAGTCTCCATAGGCATCGATGAATTTTAGATCAAGCGCCACCAGGTTCCCCTGGCGGCGCTCTTTCTATGTCCATCTGCTAGTCTTCCCGCTTTGCCTTCTCGCGCTCTGCGATCACCTGGCTGCCCACACGCTCGCTGTACGGATTGTTCTTCGCGCTCTTGCTTCCGGTGAACAGCTGCCAGAGCACGGCCCGCATCTCGTTTGTCAGCTGCTGCGGCCCGTCGCCGCCCGGCAGCATAATGCCGCTGTGTCCGTTCAGCGCATCGATGGCGTTCTCAATCTCTTCGCCCTTGTAGCTTCCGTTCCCATCCTCGTCGAACTGCGGCAGGATTTCCTTCAGCTGCACCCACGTTCTTGCCTCGATGCCGTAGCTGTCGGCGATCTCGTATTTCTGCTTTGTCGAGTCCTTCATCACTGCGAGCAGTGCGTCGCGCTGCGCACTTGTTCCATCCACCGCGTCGATGGCTGCCCGCCACTTCTGCACGTCGGACACGGTTTTCTTTCCCTCTTCCGGCGCAAGCTCTGCCATACCGAGCGCCACGTCCTTCGCGCTCTGTGCGTCCAGCCCGCCATCAATCGCGTCCAGATACTTGTCCACGGCTCCTGCCAGCTTCAGCTCCAGATAGTCCGCCATCTCTGCGCCGGTTGCCAGCACGTCGTCCGCCTTCTGCGTCGAGGTCTTCACTTCGTAGTCGTCGAATACAGCCGCCTTTGCTTTCTCTCCGGCGTATTCATACAGCCCGCTCAGCATCTTCTCCCGCGTCTCGTCGTCCGCCGTCTGGAACACGTCGCTTGCGGCCAGCGCCACCAGTCTGCTTCCGACGGCGCTGCTCCACGTCTTATCGTAGACCTGCTTCTGATAGGCCGAGAGCTTGCGGTCTTCGCCGTCAACGCTGATGCTGCCCGGCGTATCGGACGGAACCGCCTTTGTGAACCCGCTTTCGTAAAGAGACGTGAGCGTTTCGTTCGTCGTCTCATCCGTCTCCACGCGCCGGTTGTGCAGGGTATCGCTGATCTTGCGCTCCAGCTCCGCGCCGCGCAGGCCCTTCATCTGGTTTTTGTTCGCCGTGGCCAGCGCATCGTCGTATGCCGCCGCAAGTTCCGGCGAGGCCCAGCGCACCGTGCCGAGCAGATACGCCTCCAGGTTGTTGACCGAGATGCCCGGCAGGTATGTGGCCGCTGCAGCCGCCAGGTCTTTGATGCCGCCGACAATGTCACCGCTGTGCCGGTGCAGGTATTCGCCCAGGCTTCCGCCGTTCTTCACGACGTCCGCTGCGTCCTTCAGCACATCCAGACCGTTCTGCCCCTGCTCCACGATGGTCTCCACAACGTCGGACAGCTGCTCCAGGCCCGGCGTGTCGATGCCGTACCACTTGTCGCCCGTAATGATGTTGCCGATGACGTCCGCAAGTTCTTCTCCGTAGGTGACGATACCAGCCAGGTCTCCCACCAGCCCCAGCGCCATTTCCTTTGCCACGCTTCCTGCTGTAAGATTCCCGTCCTCGTCGCGGTACGCCTTGCCCTTGCGCTTCCAGAGGTTCATCAAGAACTCGATACCCTGCGCCCAGATGTATCCGCCGACGGCTGCCAGGAACGCAACGCCCAGCCCGCGCTTGGCCTTGTTGTAATTCTCCGTGTCTCCGATTCGCTTGTAGTATTCTGCCTCACCGGCACGCTGCCGCAGCGCATTGTAGGTCTGCGAGCTGTCCGACTTGAACATCGTAAACGCCCGCGTCACCGGATTCTTGCTCTTGCGCAGCGTGCCCTGGTGCATCTCGTCCGAGGTGGACTGACTTCTCGCCACCGCTTCGTTGAATACTTCTGCAACCTTCTGATAGAACGGGCTGCTGCCGCTGTCGATCTGCTCCTGGCTTCCGGTCTCCAGCTCCGGGAACTCAGCTCGTACCTTGTTTTCCGCCCACGGCCACAGCACGCTCGCGGCCCAGCCGTCCATGGCGGTGATCGCTCCACCGCCGAAGATAAAGTTCGTGAACTTGTTTGTCTGTGTCCAGTTCGGATTTTCCTTCAGCTGCTTGGTCTCCGGCGTAGAATAGCCCAGCGTTCTCCAGTCCAGCTCCTGCGTGTACTTCTCAATCAGGCTCCGGTCGATGCGCTTTACCTGTCCCGGCGACGGGAAGTTCTTGAAGTCCAGCCACGCACCCGCCAGTGGAATCGAACCCAGCTGCTTAAAGACGATGGATGGGTTTGCCCCGAACACGGCGCCGATGTAATTGCTGAAGACTTTTTCTGCGCCCATGCTCACGCTGTCGCGTGTGCTGGCGGCCCCGCCCTGCAGCGTCTGCACCAGGTCTTGGATGTACTTCAGGCTTTCGTCGCCCCAGTCGTGGGTGATAATGTCCGCCATGGAGTTTTCCCGCTCGCGCCAGTTGAGCAGTGTCTGCCAGTTTCGTGCCGGAATCGCCATGCCCACGAACCGTGCTGTCTGCTCCACATGGCGCTCAAAGGCGTCGAAGGCGCCGATGTTGTAGCTCGGATTCTTGGAGAACTGGCGGCTCTTCAGATTGCCGACGCCTTCTGCCGTTGCGTCGTAGACACCCAGCTCGCTCTTGGTGTAGTTGGAGTTGGTGTAGATCGGCGTATAATTTTTGCTCACAGCCTTGTCGTACCCGTAGAGAATGTTGGAAACGCGGTTGATCTCCTTCTTGGCAAACACGTTGTAGTATTGCTCCAGCGCCTGTGCCAGCTCCTGTTCTTCCGGCGTTAAGCTGCCGACGATTGCCTTCACGGTCTCCGGCGCCATGCGTACAGTCTTTCCCTGGGCGAAGGCCTCGCGCCGCTTGCCCTGGCTGTAGAGCGTTTTGTCGGCGAAGGTGCGGCCGCCTTCCATGTGCCGCAGGTTTTCCGTGCTCTTGCTCTCCAGGTACATGTGCACCTTCTGTGTCGGCGTCATCCATACCGTGATCGTGTCCCCAAACTTCGGCGGCTTGCCGACCTCCAGTGCGCCGACCAGCTGCGGAATCTTCACCTCGTACCAGATGCCGTCGTCTCCCTGGCCGTCTGCCTTCTTGGCCCAGTCTTCATGCTCCGTCAAGAACTCGCGCAGCTGCTTTGTGGCGCTTACCGTGTAGTCGCGGATGTCCCGCTCGCCCTTCTCCAGCTGCTTGGCCATGGAGTACCACGCGCTGTTCGGGTTCCAGCCTGCCATGCGCTGCATCACGTTCATCGGAGAGAGCTGTTCCTGGTTGAACAGGCTGTCCAGCTTCTTTCCCTGGCGCGCCGCTTCGCCTGCCTTCGTCTGTGCGCCAAAGTCCAGCTCTTTCTTGCTGTCCGTGTAGACCTCTGCGAACAGCCGGTTCATGTCGTCGTTGATGACGTTGTTCCGGTTGTAGAACTCCGTCCGCAGTCCGACGGCTGCCTTATACAAATCCTGCAGCGCGTTCAAATCCATGTCCGCGATCTTCTTGTTGTCCAGGCGGTGAACGATCTTCTCCAGCTCTTTCGACGGCAGGAAGTTCGGGTCGTTTGCCTGTGCGTCCTTATACATCTCGGCCAGGTCTTTCCACGTCGCGTCGTATTTCTTGGAATAGCGCATCTCGTTTGCTGCGCTCACTGCGTAGATGTCCAGGTCTCCGAGCACCTCGTCCCAGGTTCCCTGCAGTTCCTCCGGCGCCCGGTACTGATTCTTGGCCAGCCACTGCAGTGCCTTCAGCGTCTTCTTCTGCTGCTCCTTCAGCTCGCGGTATTCCCGCTGCCGCTGGCTCATCTCCTTGCGCTGCTGCCGCTCCTTCGCGCGGCTGAGTGCTTCGCGCTGCCGGGCGGCTGCCGACTTCTCCCGCTCCTGCGCGATCTTCACGCCGGTTCTGTCTCGCAGATGAACCTCCAGCTTTGCTGTCCGCGTGAACGTGCGCAGTGCTTCGTCCATCTGTCGCTCGATGTTATCCAGGACTTCGTCTTCCGAAACATATTCCTGCCCGGCCAGAAGAGCGGTGTACTGTGCCAGGCTCATGTTCTGGCTCTTGCCTTCTTCCGCCGTCTGCACAATGTTCTCCAGAATCTCCCGGCTGTCCAGATCGTCCGCATGGAACATCCCCGGCAGCGTGTCTGCAAGCTCTGCGTTGACCATGTCGATACCAGCTGCGCTCGTATCGTTTACCAGCATAACGCCTGCTGCAAATGCCTTCTTCCGGAAATAGCCCCAGTCGTCTCCGAACTCATGCTTCACGCTCTCCGGCACATAGATGCGACGCCCCGCAATCTCCGACCGTGCCTGCTGCAGATACTCATCCGCTGCCACTTCCATGACGCCTTCTGCATACATCCGGTCGAAGAAGGCGTCCCGGTCTTCCTGCGTCAGTTCGCCGTTCTTGAGCATCCGGTCTGCCAGGCCGTCGATGATCTGGTTGATCTCTGCCCGCCGTCCTTCCGGAATGGAGAAGATGCCCTGCATATCCTGCCGCAGATTCCGCTTTGCAATGATCGGCAGACTTTCTGCTACCGGCTTCGTCTCGTTCTTCTTGCGCGGCTTTTTCTCCTTCTGCTCAGGCTCTGCCGGTTTGCTCTCCGACGCCTGCTCGATCTCGCCGCCGGTTTCTGCCTGCGGTTCGTCCACGGAGAAACGCATACCCTTCAGACTTCTGGCGATCTCCATGCGCTGCTCGTCGTTCCCGGCCTCGTACTCGATGACGTTCAAGCCCGCCGCCTTCATTTTCTCCAGCCGTTCCGGCGGGCAATCATCCGGCGCAATGCAGACCGGCTCGTCGAATGTGACCACGCGCTGCGGCTTTGCCTCGAAATATCCCGTCGGCATTTCTGCCGCCTGGCGGTACATACCGGCAATCTCCGTGGCAAGCCCGCCGTCGATGTCATACCCCTGCCTGCTGAAGGCCTGCTGGATGCGCATGGCGTCCTGCCCGGCGTTCTCCATGAGAAGACCCGCGATCTCATCCATGTCATAGCTTCCGGCCGTCTTCTGCACATCTGCAACGATGCCCCCGATGCGCTTGTCCAGCTCCTGCAGCAGCCGGTTATATTCCTCTTCCGGCATATTCTGCAGGCGGCCCTCGTCTGCATGGATGGCGTCCACGCTTTTGTATCTCGGCGTCGCGACAGATAAGATTCCCTTGGCGCCCACGCCCCAGTAGCTCTCGCCCCTGGCGCTCGCCCGGTTCATCGCTTTTACGATGTTCTCCGCCGTGTACGCGCCGTGCGTTTCCCGGAAGCTCCTGCGCTTGCCGGAAGCCGTGAAGCGTTCCTTCCCATTGTAGATGCCCGGCTCACCCAGCACGCCGCGAATCTGTCCGCGTACCCACGCCTCGACGTCTGCATCGTCCACCGCCTCGCGGAGCTTATCCTGCGTGGCATAGCGGTCTACGCCGTCGCGCGTCTGGCCACCGTCTTCATAAAGCGCTTCTGCGTTCCGGATGAAATCCTCTACACGTGCGTCGCTGATCTTGTCCCGCTGCCGTGCAGTGCGCGTCTCGCGCAGCTCCGGCCTGCGGCTGAGCGCATATTCATGGTCTGCAATCCAGGAGGCCATGATGCTCTCGCGTGCCGTTTCCAGCTCTGCCGCTGTCAACCGCTCGCCGGTCTCCAGCTTCACATACAGCTGCGCCAGCTCCTGTGCGCCGATTTTCTCCGTGTACTCCTGCAGCGCCAGATTGCCGAAACTATCCCAGACTTTCTCCTTCAGTACAGGCTCGATGTCTTTGCCTTGCTCTGCAAGATATGCAGCCCGCACGGCGTCGTCTCTGGCCAGCTGTTTTGCAAGCTCCGCTTCGTCCATTCTGGCCACTTCGCCCACGTGGCCGCTGATGACGCTGTAACGGGAGAAGATGCCGCCCGCCACCTGGTTTGCCAGCTGCGCGATCTTCTGCTCTGCGGCGCGTCCGGCCTCGTAGTTCACCTCCCGCTCGACGATTGCGTTTGCTGCCGTCGGCGTCCAGGCGTCTGCCCCGTAGACCTTGTTGCGCCGGTCTGCCTGCGGGTCGATGCTCTGGCGAGGGAAGACCAGCGTATAGTCTCCGTATTGCGTATGCCCCTGGCTCGCCTTCACAATGGCGACCGACGGCGATGGGATAGCGCCGAGCTGCAGCATACTGTCCATCTTCTTGCCGTCCAGATTGTGAATGGCCATCAAGTCCTGCGTCTGCTCAACCGGCTCGTCCAAAGAGAACCGGGCCTTGACAGGCAGCCGCTTCTCTGCTACACTGGCCTCAGAAGCATCTGTGGGCACCCTAACAGGGCGGTTTTCCGCTTTAGCTGTACCATTCTGGTACTGACGGGGAGGCGCAGGTGCTTTCTTTTCGTTCTCATTCAGCTGGATGGAGTACACAAATTCTCCATCCGGCTTTTTCCGTACATTTGCCAGCAGGTCATAGACCCGTCCGTCGATTTGCACGGTCTTCACGAAATATTCCCAACCTGTAAGTCCCTGGTGCGCTTCGGATGTTTTGCCCTGTTCTTTGCCGCTTCCGCCGTGCTCTGCGTTTTCGACCAGATCAAAAATGTTCCCGTCCGCTCCTGTGTTGATCTTCGCCTTCCAGCCTCTTGGCGAAGACTTCTTATCGCCGTAGACGTTCTTCCGCAAATCATTCTCATCGAATGTCGCGTAATAGACTTCACCATCTCGCGCTGTGAACTTCGCTGTGCGGCCTGCGTATTCATTCCGCATGATGTCCATAAAGGCTTCCATGCGCTTCTTGTACGGCAGCTTGCGGACGGCCTCGCTGGTTTCATACACTTCAGTCCCGTCGTCCGTCTTTCCGACGTAATCCAGGCTGTCGCTCAGATCGGCATAGACCGTGTTCTCATCAGCTCTGGCAGGCGGTGCCGCGCGGCGCTGCTCCGGTGTCAGCTCCCGGCGGCTGGCTGCGTCTCGCGCTTCAATCTCGCCTGCGGTATTGCGGTAAAGATCGTAGCTGTCCATCCCCACGCCGTTCTGAATGTCAATGATGCTGTCTTCCAGCTCTCCGATCTTCGCTTCAATGGCGTCGTCTTCCGCCGTCCACCGGTTCAAATCCCAGGGCAGCTGTTCTTCCAGCCTGGCGATCTCTTCCCGGATGTCCGCAATTCTCGCTTCCTTCGCCTCGTCCCGGTGCTGCTGCCAATACTCCGGCGATGCGCCGCTCGCAAACCCTTCCGCCTTCTGAATGGCGTGCTGGATTTCGTGGATGATCGTCGCCTCTGGTGCCGAGCGCAGCTTGCTGTCCAGCGCGATCTTGTTCTCGCTTGGAGAGAAATAGCCCTGCGTATTGCCCGGCAGCTCCTTGAACTCTACACGCACGTTGCGCAGCTGCGGGTACGCCTGGAACAGTTCCTCGTGATCGATGACGTCCTCCAGCGTTGCGCTGCCTCTGTCTACGCGCTCGCTCAGTCTCCCGTATTCTCGGCCCCAGGTCTTGTCCAACTCCTGAAGGCGCCCCTGGTCTTCCGGCTTCCACGCTTCTGCAGAACCGGTGAGCATCTTGTCCACGAGCTTCTGATATTCCGCATAGTCCGGGTGGTTCCGGCTGAAGGCTGCGTCTCCGCCGCGATGATACTTCATCTTGCTGTCGTCGATCTCGAAACGCAGCTTTCCTTCCATGCCGGTGTGCCAGCCGGTTTCCTTTCGCACGCGCTCATCGTCTTCGCCCTGCATCTGAAGCTCCTGTGCGCGGGCGAGTGTCTTCTGATCTGCTGTGTTTGCATTCACGCCGCCGTAGCTGTAGCGCTCTGGCGGCCCAGTCCTGCGCTGTGTCGCCGCTGCCGTCTCGCTGCCCGGCGTGGTGATCTTCCGCTCCTGCAGAACCGCCTGCGCCTCGCTGCGGTACTTGTCGGCGTTCGCGCCGAAGAAGTTGATTCCCGCGTAAGCGTCCGCGCAGATTTCTTCTTTGACGATGCCGTAAGCCTCGGCCACTTCCTGCCCGGATGCGTGTTCCGGCAGATCGTACACACCGCGCAGGTTCTTGAGGTACTTGTCCATTATCGCGTCGAACTCTTCCCGGCTGTACTGTTCGACGATGGCCCGCTCGATCTGCCGCACAAGCCCCGGATTGTTGGCCGCGTAATCATGGAAGGCCTCGTGGTCTGCGATCTGGTCGATGTTCAGATAGCGGTGGTCTGCCTGGATGATGATGCCGTTTTCTGTGTAGACGCCGCGTGCCGCGCTCACCGAGCCATCTGCCTGGCGGATGCGGATGGAACCGAGCACATACGTCACCGGTTTCCCGGTCTCATAGGAAATGCGCTGCGCCGTCTGCTGCATCTGCGCATCCCAGTGAGATTCCGGCATGACCTGAATCTCGCGTTCCTCCGTTCCGTTCGGCAGGCCCAGGCTCTGGCTGCTTACTTTTTCGAGCCGTAGAGTTCGTCCAAGATCCTCTCTTTCAACAGCTGTTCTGCCCTGGTTAAAGGTGCGTTGTGGTCTGCCTTCTGCCAGGATTCCACTCTGTCCGCCGGTACTCTCACCGAGAATCCGTCCGCCGTCTCCATCAGGTAGCTGCTCGCTCTGCTGTTCTGTGCCTGGCTGCTGCCCGGCTGGAAGCTGTTCTGTGCCATTGTTCATTCCTCCTTCATGCGTTGTTGCTTCATTCTGTACGCCGGGCTGCTGGCTCCCTGGCATCTGCTGCGCGGCAGTGTTGACCGGCTGCTGATTTTGTGCCTGCACGTTTCCGGACACGACCGCTTCGATGTCCGCGTCCGTCATCTGCCGCATGACGTTCTGCACTTCCGGGAAAGAAAGCAGCTTGCTGAGAACTTCGCCATCTGTGATCTGCCCGCGATAGAACGCCTCAATGCCGCGTGCCATCGACTGTGCGCGTTTTCCGCTCACGCCCATGGTCTCCAGGCGTTCCAGCGGTGTGGCAGTCTGTTCGGTCTGCACCTGCTGCGGCGTCAGCAGCCCAGCTTCCTGCTGCGTGCTCTGTTCCAACTGCTGCGGCTGCACGGCTGCGGCCTGCGCCGCCGTCGGAAGACTTGGCTGCTGTGCCTGCTGGTTTTGTTCCGCTGCCTGCACTGCAATCTGCGCAGCCGCTGCCGCTGCGTTCCCATTTTGCAGAGCCTGCCCGCTCTCCGGCGGCTGTGTGTTCTGCGTTCCAGCCTGTGCCTGCTGCAGTCCCTGCTGGATGGCGGTCTGCAGCTCCTGCTCCACCTGCTTCTGCATCTGCGGGTCTGTCGGTGTCGTTGGCAGGTCTGCCGCCGTTGGCAGCTGGCCCGTGCTTCCGCCGCCCGGCAGCATGACGTTCGGTGTCTGCATGGCGCTGGACGCCGCAGCGTACCCGTTGACATACGCCCGCATCGCCTCGTCGATGAGATCGAGCGTTTCATTCAGATTGTCCACGGCCTTCTGCTGGCCCGCAATGTAATAGCTGTTGACGCTTTCACGCAGGCTCTGCGTCTGCTGCATGATGAACTGCGCCCGCTGCGCCTTTGCTTCCGGCGTCATGTTTTCCGTTCCGGCCGTCATTGCGCGGTATCCCTGCTCAATGGCCTGGTATGCCTGGTTCATCTGCGCCTTCTGCTGCTGTGTCGTCTGGTAGCTGCTGATTGCGCTGCTCAGCACAGAGAACGCAAACGCCGTCACGAGGTTTGTTGCGATCTCTTCTTTCGTCGGCTTTTCATCTGCCGCAAGATAGCCGACCGCCTGGTTCACGCTCGCGTTCGTCACGCCGCTTGCTGTCTGCCGTAAAAACTCCATGAACGGCGTCATCTTATGCGTATCACGCAGCACGTTGGCAAGCCCTGTTCCTACCAGTCCGCCTG